CGAGAGTGATGAGAATGATGACGGAAACAACGATGACGAGAGTGACGATGAAAGCGACGATGAAAGTGACGATGAATTTGAAGAAGAGCGATTAGACGTAACAATTAATAAATTCCCAGTTCAAGTTATTGCGATGGAATATTGTGAAAATACATTTGATGATTTAATATTAACACAAGATTTGACTACCGAAGAATGGTTGTCGGCATTTATGCAAATAATTATGATTTTAATTATATACCAAAAAGCCTTCAATTTTACACATAATGATTTGCATACAAATAATGTTATGTATATTCATACAGAGAAGAAATATTTGTATTATTGTTATAATAAAAAATATTATAAAGTTCCAACATTTGGTCGAATATTCAAGATAATTGATTTTGGGCGAAGTATTTTTAAATTTAAAGGCAATATATTTTGCAGTGATAGTTTTCAAAATGGAGGCGACGCATCTACTCAATATAATACTGAACCTTATTTTAATGAGAATAAACCTAGATTAGAACCGAACCCAAGTTTTGATTTATGTCGTCTTGCATGTTCCATTTTTGATTATATTATTGATGATTTTGAAGAAATGAAAGATTTAAGTAAAATAACAGACCCAATTAAACGTATAGTTTTTGAATGGTGTTTAGATGATAAAGGAAACAATATGTTATATAAAAATAATGGTGTAGAGAGATATCCTGAATTTAAGCTTTATAAAATGATAGCAAGATGTGTTCATTATCATACTCCACAATCACAATTAGAACGCCCAGAATTTGATGAATTTTCAAAATTATATCATGAAGAAAATGGAGATATTAAGAACATTGATGAAGCAATTGATATTGACAAAATTCCCTCATACACTTAAATTATAATTATTTATTATTACATAATATATATATTATGTATAATTTGTATGGATTCATTATAATTAGACACGTTAACACGGAAAAAACAAATCAATATTGGAACCAATCGGTAAAGCTTTTAAAAGTATTATATCCTTCTACACAAATCGTAATTATAGACGATAATAGTAATTATGATTTTATTAAAGCCGATGTTGAATACAATAATGTAATAACAATTCAAAGCGAATTTCATGGACGAGGCGAAATATTACCATATTATTATTATTTGAAATATAAGTTTTTTAAAAATGCTATTATAATTCACGACAGTGTTTTTTTCCATAAAAGAATAGCATTTGAAAAATTAAATAATGTGAATGTGTTGCCTTTATGGTTTTTTAATCCAGATAAAGAGGATATTCAAAATAGAAAACGAATTATGAGACATTTAAAAAACTATCAACTACTTGACATCAAACAAACTGATGAACTTATTTTAGAAATGCCTCACGACAAATGGTTTGGTTGTTTTGGTGTACAGTCTTATATAAATTTGATGTTTTTAGAAAGAATTGAAGCAAAATATGGAATAACAAGATTAGTATCACCAGTTAAATGTAGAAAAGATAGATGCTGTCTAGAGAGAATACTAGGCTGTATATTTTTTACTGAATATAAAAATATATTAAATAACAAATCGTTATTGGGAAACATCATGAAATATCAAACATGGGGTTACAGTTACGACGAATATATGAATGACTTAAAAAAGGGCACTATACCAAGACCAATTATAAAGGTTTGGACTGGACGTTAGTTTGTAAATATTTTAGTACTCAATATACACGCCTCTTAAAAATTACATGAAACACAGTTATAAATATGTAAATTATAACTGTGTTTGTCTCTTTTTAGTCGATATAGATAAATTTTAATTTCTTCATGAAATGTTTAAAATACAGGATTGTCTGTAAAAACCGGAGTCGCCTTTTTACCACCGCCACTAGTTTCCATAACTGTATTTAACTGTTCCATAACAAAATTCGACACTATAACACTAAAATAAACAACAAGAGCATCTCTAATAAGCAATTTTAATGGTTTACTCTCTTTTTCGACAAATCTCATTTCTAGAAATTTTGCTAATAAAAATATGATTGAAATTATACCTGCAACTACAAATATACTAGTCATATATTAAACTATATAAGAACATTCTTATTTATTTTACGCAATTTATTCTAAAACTTCGATTTCATCAATTAATAGATCTGGTAATAAATCTAATTTTGGTTCTTCTATATTATGGACATCTAGGTTTTCCAAACTAAATGACTGGTCCGTAATTGTTAATTTAATATTATCATCGTCATCCTCATTTTCATTTTCTCTTTTTCTTTGTTCATTTCTAAGTACACTAATTTCCTCTAATCTATCTATACTCTTTGGTGCAGGTATATGTGAGGTTCCATTTTCAGTTTTAACATAATCGACGTCATCGAAACTTATTCCTTTTTGTTGTGATTGTTGAGGAATACTTTCTACATTATTAGGAAAATTATTTGGCGCCTTGATTGGTTCTTGAATTACTTCTTCTCTTACTTCTTCAATAACATCTTCTTCAACCGTTTCATCCATATAAGCCTTTAAAATAGCTTCGACTGGGATATTTTCTCTCAAAGTGTTTAAAATACATTCTTGAACAATAATTTCCAACTCTCTGTAATTTTTTTGCACTTGTAGGGGTTGGATGTTTTCTTCAAACAGATATACATTTTTATATACTTTTCTAGCAATATTAATATATACTTTATGAATAAAATCATCCAGTTTAGGTATATTGATGTCAATCTTCTTTTGTTTTTGTCCTACGCGCATGGTAGTTAAAATTTTAAGTTGAATAATATGAACACAAGTTACCAAATCTTCTAAATAATTACATCCTGACTTATCACAAATTCGTTTTCTCTCGGTTTCGATAATTTGCTGGTTCCATTTTGGAATTCGAGAGATTAAATTTTGAAATGTCATAAGATATTTATCCATTTCATTGTTGTCTTTACATAGCTTGATTGATTCTTGAAGAATAGATTTGTAACCATCTATTATTAAAGGTGTTAACAATGTAACCAATCTGGACCCCCATTCATTTTTAGATTCGTGAAGTGCACTAACATTAAAATCGTCCATTTACATAAAACTTATATTTTCTAAACATAATTCTGAACTTAAAAACAAAAAGTTTAAAATAAACAAAATCAATAATTTTTCATTTCTAAATTCACTCCTAACACGATTAAAACAAATCAACAATTCATATCGTTTGGCTTCTGTTATTATTGATTTAAAAAAACTAGGATTTTCTAATACTGATATAATATCTAAAGCGCTGTATCCTTTTTCATATAATTTCGAACATATCTGCATTAGATCGTGTAATTTAATATTTTTATTTATTTTCATTAATTCTTTCATCAATGCTATATTTCGTTGAACCTTTAATTCTTTCATATTAAATACCTCATTTAAATTGTATTTATATAAATTAATTATTTCGCCATTAACAACTGGTTCTGGAACATATATTTCACAAAATCTAGAAAGGATTGGCTTCATTAAAATATATTTATCTTCGGCTACAATAAAAAACCGCGTATTGTGACTAAACAATTCAATACATCTTCTCAGTGCAGATTGTGCGTCCATTGTTAATTTATCAGCATTTAACAAAATAACACTTTTGAATATATTTCCGCTATTTGAGTTAATATGCGTTTTTGCAAAAAACTTTAAATCCTCTCTAATAAATTTTATACCTTTTCCATGTGAACAATTAACATACATTACAAATGATTTTATTTTATCTCTATTATAATTGTAAATTTTATATATAAAGTCATTTACTATAGACCGTTTTCCAGATCCAGATGGGCCATGAAATATGATATTTGGAATTTTATGTATTTCGCGAAAGTAATCTAATTTTTCGTTTATTGAGTTATGAATGTTTAAAGACATGTAAGTTACTATATGTTAAGTAGTCTTTTTATATTTAAATAGAACGTATTAATTAAATTATCATATAATATTTGGTTTGATTTTATTTATTGAATCAAATATTATATATAAATATTTATCTTTCTGGTTTTATTATTTACACCGCGTTTGTTAAAGAATGAGTATAAGGATTAGTTTTAAATGCCGATAATATGTCAGGATTAATTCTGTCACATCCAGCACATTCATTATAATATTGTGGAGCGTGAACAGAACCATATGTTTGTGTTGAGGGTGGTAAGGAACTTAATTTTGAAAATGCCGGATTTACTCTTCCTGAAAATCTATCACTATCATCTTTACATTGGATATTCATTTGTTGGTTGAACATTTGTGTACCACCTTGATTAGGTCTATTATAAATAGTTTGTGATTTAATATCATTATTATGTTGGTTATAAGCAGATTCATAATTCATATCTCCATAACCAGTAGCATAACCACCCGCAGAAGTAAAATATTCGGCACTGGTTGAATCGCGTTGGGTTGAATCTGGAGAATTATAATTATTAACATAAATACCTTCCTTTTGGTTATTAATATTAAAACCGATAGAATGTAAAGTGGTTTCTTTAATTGTTGTTGGAGCTGTATCTTGTGGATTATATACAGGACCCTTAACCATAGACGATGTTCCTGCGTCACCATAAACCCTGATATTGTTAATAGTTTCATCTTTTCTGGTTGGTTTAAAAATATCCATTAAAGGAGCAATAACAGCGCCAATAGCGCCACTAAACCCACTTCTCATTCTATCTGGTTGTTTAACGGTTGAACGATTGTTCTCATAATTGGTGTGACTTTTTAAAAACCCGTCTTTGTCTGTATGACCTCCTCTACCTACAGCACTCGAGTGATTAATCATACCTTGGATTGCCTCATTGCGTTTTGCTGGTTCAAAATTTTGTGGAGCAGTAGTGGCTTGTATATCTACAGCACCAGCGGGTCCCATATAATCGACTGGAATATCGTTTCTTCTTAAAATACCCATCTCTTGAATTGGCCTTAATGTTTCGCCCTTTGAAGCGCCGGTGGTTGTTAACCATCTATCTTGAGTATTAATGAAAAAAGTATCAGGACGCTGTTTTTCGACACGACCTATCATTTGATTTGTAACCGTATTTTTAATAAATGAATCGGCTGGACCTTCATGGCCTGATAATTCGTATTCTAACTTTGGATTAGTATCAACTCTTAATTGGTCTATTGTTTTTGGTAACCATTTATCTCTTGCTTCCATACCTGCGTTATAACCATTCGAACCATTAATACCATAACCTTTGTCTAAACCCGGACCTACCATTACAGTATCAAATGGCTTGACATTATTGTTCATCCTGCCCGGGTTCACGCGTGATTGGAAAAAATCACTTTGATTTGGCATACCATATCCCCATTGCATATTTGCTTCTGGTTTAAACAACGGGGCTTGTTCAATCTTTTTAATTGTTTGTGACCCCGTACCAATCATATTATCTAACACAGTCTCTGTCATGTTAATATCATATGTATTACCCTTTACTTTACCTCCGTTAAAAGGAACCATATTGTTATGTTTAAATTGGTCCGAATTTAAATAATCACCTGTTAGAGAGAAAATATCCTGTGGGTTTTGTCCAACTTCAACACCTTGTCTTTCTTTTTGTTCATATAAATTTTGATTAAAATATTTATCTGTAGCTGTGTTTGGATTTGGATATCGTTCAACGGTGTCGACTAATTGATTTATATTTGAAACTGGGAAATTCTCAGGCGGATTATTTGTATTAGGCAAATAATTACCAAATCTTTCGCTTTGTAGGGTTCTCGTTCCCATATTTGTGAAATTTTCTTGAGTTGAATTTCTAATTTCATTTTTATTACAATCTCTATTTTTTTGATTTGATATTACATACATACCACCTAATGCTATTAATGGGATTGCTATTTCCATATTTATATATAGAGTATAATATTTTAATTCATATATAATAATCTTAAATTTATTCAATGTTTTGACAAGAATTTGTCTGATTACATGTAGTTGGACCACCTACATACCCACCACTGATTAAATTAAATGATGATGGTAACATATTTTTTGTCTCGTTCAACACACAATCTCTTTTTGGAGTGAAGTAATCTTTTTCTAAAATTCTTGTGCTCAAATTATTTTGAAATGGTAAACAAACATTTGCTTGAGGATTTAATGGCGGATAACTCGAATTGGGTTGTTCTAAATCACGATACATCCAAGCTGGATTTGTAGCACGAGACTGTTCTGTTGTTAACTTTACACATGTCTGATATTGGACTGCTTCATTTGGAACATTATAATTTTTATAATTATCTTTTCCTAAACAATCTCTACTTAAATGTCTGTTTACTCCTCTCAAATCACTTTCTAAATTTATTGTATTTGTTCTTAAATTCGCACCCCATTTTTGAATAATAATTTGCGGGTCTTCCATATAACATGGACTTGACCCATTTCCCGGAACATTTAAAATCCATCTACCCGGGTCTGTTGCTTGCTGTAATGCCTTTTTTGTTCTACAATCGTCATATTTAAATCTCGTACACGCCATTTTATATATCTATAAGATATATTTATAAGATATAATTTAATATATAATTTAATATATAATTTAATATATAATTTAATATATAATTATTTTAATTTAAAGATATAATAAATTAAATTATTATGGAATTAACAGTTAATAAACCCAGTAAAAATACTTTATGTTTAAATATGATTGTTAAAAATGAAAGTAAAATTATAACTAGATTATTTGATTCTGTTATTTCAATAATAGATTGTTATTGTATTTGTGATACTGGTTCTACAGATAACACAATTGAAATTATTGAAAATTATTTTAAAGATAAAAATATAACTGGAAAAGTCGTTCAAGAACCATTCAAGGATTTTTCTCACAATAGAAACTTCGCACTACAAGCATGCGTTGGAATGTCAGATTTTGTTATTTTACTTGATGCTGATATGATTTTAGAAGTAAAATTATTCGATAAAGATTTACTTAAAACATCCGAATGTTTTAATCTTATTCAAGGTAGCGATTCATTTTATTATGAAAATACACGAATTGTTAAAAATAACGGGAAATTTTACTATATAGGAGTAACACATGAATATATAAATAAACCTAATGACGCAACTATTAAAACAATTGGTAAGGATATTATTTTTATCAGAGATATTGGTGATGGTGGATGCAAAAATGATAAATATGAACGCGATATTAAACTCTTAACGGATAAAATAAAAGAGGAGCCTAATAATCAGAGATATCATTTTTATCTGGCTAACAGTTATCACGATCTAGGTCGTTTTAATGACGCCATTGATATTTATAAAAAACGAATAGAACTTGGTGGATGGAAAGAGGAGATTTGGTATAGTTATTATAGAATTGGATTATGTTATATGAAACAACAAAAAATGTCTGATGCATTATGGCATTGGATAGAAGGATACAATTTGTATCCTGAACGGTTAGAAGGTTTATATGAATTAATTCATTATTATAGAGTTCAGGGAAAAAATAAAATTGCTTTTAGCATTTTTAATATGTGCAAGGAATATCTTGGTAAAAACACTAACAGAGATCATTTTTTGTTTTTACACAACGACGTATATAAATTTAAAATATATTATGAATACACAATAATCGCTGCATATAATGACATTAAACTTATTAATGATGAAGTTGTAACAATTCTAAACTATAATAAAAACTTGACTGAAACAAATAATTTGTTAAGGAATATTAAATTCTACAAACATATTTTACAACCTAAATCAAAATATATTTTAGATGACGCTGTTACAATTGAAATCAACAAAGAAAATACAAATTTTACTTCTTCATCGAGTTGTTTAATTTCAAATAATGATAAAAATGGTTATAAATTAAATGTTAGATATGTAAATTATTTTTATTTTATTACTCCAACTGGCAGTTATTTAAACTATGGTAAACATATAATTACTGTTAATAAATTTGTAGAACTAGATAATAATTTTAAAGTTATAAAAGAGAAATTGTTTGACAATATTTTTGACGGCAGACGTTATATTGGTATAGAAGATATTAGAATATTTTATGATAAATATAAAGATAAAATACTATATATAGGAACGGGGTATCATGAAAAAAATAATATTGGAATTGTTTCAGGCGATTATGATGTTAAATCTAATAATCTTATTGTTAATGAATTAAACCAAGATTTTAACAATTCTACTTGTGAAAAGAATTGGGTTTTTGTAGATTATAAGAATGAAATTAGTGTTATATATCAATGGTATCCATTAAAAATTTGTAAATTGAATGATAATCATACTATTAATGTAACAGAAATAAAAAATATGCCAAGAATATTTTCAAATGCTAGAGGTTCAACTTGTGGATTTAGTTATACAAGCGAAACCACCCAAAAAACTGAAATCTGGTTTGTCCTTCATATTGTTTCATATGAAAATCATAGACATTATTATCATATTATATCTGTTTTTGATAATGAAATGAATTTACTAAGATACTCAGCACCATTTAAATTTGAAGGCGAACCAATTGAATATTGTTTAAGTATTATTGTTGAAGAGGATAGAGTAATTATGAATTACAGTACATGGGATAGAACAACTCGAATTGCAATATATGATAAAAAATATATAGATTCAATTGTTAAATATAGTTAATTATATAAATTGAATGATTGCAATCAATTAAACGTTGTCAAGAGAAAGGAAGTAAGTAAATATTTTCATTAATATTTATATCATGATAATTTTGGCATAATTATCATAATATTTTATGCGGACATGCTCCAGCATGTCATTTGTCCTCTAAATAACCTCATATTTGTCTGCTCAAATATTGACTGAAACTATTATAATATCTTAACATATATGTTAAAATATTATTATTGAATTATTATTGAAATTTTTCTTTATTAGTTAGAAAAACATACGATACAATTTATGATGAAGGAAGCTGTGCCAAACATAATTTTATTTCGCCAAGACTGGCGACATTATATTTAACAATAAGAGGCAAATCATTTTCCAAATAAATTTCAATTTGTTGACACAAGTTCGTACATTTAATAAAATATCCTAAATTTTTGAGAGAGAATTCGCCCTGAATAATTTTGGATGAATCTTGTTTTAATGTAAAAGACATTGACTTATTATCCCCATCAGATTCAGCTCTATGAATTTCGGCAGAAGCAAACTGACCAGAACATTTAAATATTAATTCGTCTCCAACTGACTTAATTTCGAGTTTCTCAGAAATACACGATAAATCACGAACAATTTTTTGGAAATCAGAAGATGGTAAATTAATAATAGATGAAAAATTAACGTTTGGATATTGGAGTTCCTCGGGGTCTGGTTCGATTAATCTAAGTTTTTGTGTTTTACATTGCTTAATTTCTCCATTTTCATATTTTAATGACAAATATGAAACAATTCCATCAACATAATCAGAATTTTCAATATAGATAGTTAAAGTCTCATCATTTTCAATAGTATTAATTAACTTAAATAAATGAAACATATTGACCCCAATAATGATTTTTTCTTTTTTACATTCGTAAAATTCAAAATTTTGTGCAGCTAAAAATAAATGAACTAAAATAGTATGCGACTTATCCATATTAATAATTCTCATCCCATCTGGCTCAAATGTAATATTTGTTTCTAATAAGATGTCTTTTAATGCTGTCATAAGAGTTCTAAATGGCGCGATTTGAACGGTCTTAATGGTTAATACGTTTTGTTCATTAGATGAAACAACTTTATTTTTATTAGAATACGCGGACATTGTATACTTAACTTAAAATTAAAACCTTTAAATAGTTATGTGTTTAATTATTTTAACGCAATTATTTTAATTTTGTCATTCTTTTGGTTCCGCGGTGATGCTTTTTTGCACGTTTTGCCAAAGTTAATGCCTTGGATGTTGGTTTACAACCTTCCTTTAAAATTTTATAGTCGATCACCGCCGCTTTTCCTGAAGTAATAGAGCTTGCTAAACGAGCAACGCCCCACGATTGAGCAGTTTGGTTTGGTCTTGAACCAGACGAATAATATGCCCCAGCTCCCTTATTTATAATTTTTGATAAAGCACGCTTCGAACATCCGGTTGCTTTTGCGAGTTCATTTGTAGCGCCAATTTTATTTACGCGATACAATTTTTCGGCCTTGTTAATATGTAAAGATTTTTTAGACTTAAATGAAGATACTTTGGGTCTTGTATGATAAATTCCTTTTCTGTAAAGACCACGTGATTTAATAATCTCTTTGGCTTGTTTTTTCCGATCTTTTCGGGTTAGATGCTTTGGCAAATACCGCAAGTTTATTTTCATATAATATATAACTATCTTAAAGTTCAATAGGTATAATATTTAAAGTTAAATATATTTAAAAAGAATATAAATACTTATATTAAATGAGTGACAAAAAAAAGGAATGCTTGGATTCCGTAGACAAGTTTTTTCAAATTTATAAAGATAATAATTATATGGTACAACGTATTTATAATCATATTGTATTGAACCTTCCTAATACACTTGAGACCGAATCAATAAATTATGAAAAACGAATGAACCTTAACAGTTATTTGAGTGAAGAACAACAAGTATTTATGCAAGTATTTTTGAGTAAGAATAATTATTATTATTTACCAAATACTAACTTCTTTTATGAATATAATGGAAAAGATTATCTTATTGTAAAAGAGGATGAAATTATACATAAACTTCTCTCTTCTATTTCTAAAGATAGAGTTCTTCTTCAATGGAAACATAAAACAAAAATGAATGTTATTAAACAAATTAAAGATAGAACATTATTCTTATCAATTCCTGAAACGGATACAATACAAACTGTTTTAAATGTTTTATATCCGGCGATTTTTCCATCTAAATCATCTGCTAAATATTTTTTAACAATTATTGGTGATAATATTCTTAAGAAAAACACAAATTTGACATTCTTAGTTACACCAAAAACCAAACAACTTTTAAATGAGTTGGTTCCAGTCTCCGCTTCGTCTATTGGAAGTGATAATACTTCATTTAGATTTATCACCAAATATCATGAAAATCATAATTTTGAAAATTTGAGACTGTTAAAAATAAATGAAAACTTTCCACAAGATTATTGGAGAGAAATGTTAAAGAAAATTGGACTCAATCTTTTATGTATAGCAGTGCATTATTCAACTAGATATGAAAATTCAGACAATTTTTTAAGTATTCAGACTGACGAAGAGTTGTCTAATTATGCGCATACTCTTAAAAATATTACACAAAATGATATTGTTAGTAAATTTCTTAAAGAATGTATTAATAAAACAACTGATGAACATAAAATCGAATGGAAAAATTTACATTTTGCTTGGAAACAATTTCTCTCTAATTCTGGGATGCCAAATGTAATTTTTTCTACAACTCTTAAAAATCTTTTATGTGACGTTTTGAAATATGACAACGAAACTGACTCTTTTATAGGAATAACTAGCAAGTATGTACCTTTTTATAAGGATTTTTTATCTTTTTGGGAATCATCTATAATTATAACCAATTCTAGTTATTTTGAAAATGAGTTTGAAATAGATGAAATTAGTTCTCTCTTTAAATTGTGGACAAAGAGTAAAAGTGTTTTATCTGATGAATATATTCTTAAAATTTTAAAGTATTTCTTTTCCAATATAGAAATAGCCGAAGACAAATTTGTTTTAAATATTACTTCTAATTTATGGGATAAAGTTTCTGATATTAATAATTCACTTGATTACATTAAAAATTCTATTAAAACTCAACATAACTTAACTATTATATCGTTTGATGATATTTATTCATATTACCAGAATTATTGCACTATTAATTCTATGAAATTTGTAGTAAGTAAGCGCTATTTTGAGAAATATTTATACTACAAATTTGTAGACTATATTGTTTACGAAAAATTTGTTAAAGTTGAATGGGCAAATACCTAAATAATATACACATACACATTTGAACGTTTTATAACTTGTAAAATGGGATAATATACCGATTAATATAATAATTGTGATGATTATATTAATTGTGACGAATATAAAGATTTACATATGTGTATACACATTTGAAGATTTACGGAAAATTACTTGGGTTTAATGGACCACCGTAAGGCGCACCTCCCCTCTTGCGAGTATGATTACCTCTCTTACGTCCATTACGTCCCTTATGAAACAAAGTAAATTCCCCCTTCTTAGCAATATACCCCAACTTTCTTAAATGCTTAATACTCTTCTTTCCTAAAGCGTGTTTGCGTTTTGATATAATGCGACCGTGTTTGTTCTTCATCAAATCTTTCTTCGTAAGATCACCTGAAGTCTTTTTTGCGGTTCCATGCCAAACTTGAGCCTTGCTTCCAAATGTTTGTTCAGTCATTATAAATTTTAATGAGAAAATAAATTATTTGTTAATTAATTAAAACGCAATTAATTAAAACGGTTCGCCGGTGGAGCACCACTGCCACCTGGCATCCCTTCAACTCTACCTAAATAGTTAACATTTAATTGTTGTCCTAAATAAAAATTACCATATTGTGTACTACCTCCCTTGCTTGATTGAATTATTTGTGATATTTTTGTTGCAGTAGAAACCTTTAATGACGATGGATCTAATGTTGGAGTATTTTTATCATATTTGTCTGAAATACAATAACAATTCGGTTGAACGGATTTATTTGGATGACGTTCGTTATATGCTGTAGTATAATATATCATACGAGATGTGTTTTTGTGTCCTCCTGGCGTAAATTGACGATATGAATACATTAATATTTCGTTTGATTTTATTTTTAGGTTTTAATTTAAATAAAATTGATATTGAAGTAAGTTAAAAATAAAAATACAATATACAATACAATGAGTGCTACCGACGCTAAAGACCAATTATTCTTTGATGTCCAACAGAAGACTGATAAACAGCATATATTGGATAACCCCGATACTTATATTGGGTCTGTTGAACAAATTGATGCAGATACTTGGATTATGAGCGAAGATGGTGATAAAATTGTCGAAAAAAACATAAACTATATTCCAGGGTTGTTTAAGTTATTTGATGAAGGTATCGTTAATTGTCGTGACCACGCGGTTAGGATGAAAACAAAAGTCGATGCGGATATTGAAAATGCGTTGCCTGTAACTCATATTGATATTAGCATTGATGAGGATGGCACAATTACTATGCTTAATGATGGTAATGGAATTGACGTAGCTCAAAAAGACGGTGTATGGGTTCCTGAGTTAGTATTTGGTCATCTAAGAACTTCAACCAATTATAATAAAGAAGAAAAAAAAATCGTTGGAGGTAAGAATGGGTTTGGCTTTAAACTTGTTTTGATTTGGTCCAGTTATGGACGGGTCGAAACAGTTGACCATATCAGAGGATATAAGTACATTCAAGAATATAAAAATAACTTGGATGAAATTTGTAAACCTTCAATTACTAAGTGTAAAAATAAGTCTTATACAAAGATTTCATTTAAACCAGATTATGCTCGCCTAGGCATTGATGGATTAACACCTGATATAATAGCTCTTCTTAAAAAGAGGGTTTATGATATTAGTGCTATTACTGATAAAAATATTAAGGTTAAATATAATAATCAGTTGGTTCCTGTTAAAAATTTTGAGCAATATATCAACATGTATATTGGCACCGATAAATCCGCCGCGCCAAGAATTTATGAAGATAATGGGGAACGATGGGAATATGCGGTTGCGTTGACACCTACTTCTGAATTTGTACAGGTGTCATTTGTAAATGGTATTCATACAGCAAAAGGTGGAAAACACGTTGAATATATTTTGAATCAAATTGTTAGAAAATTGGTTGATTACATTGAGAAGAAGAAGAAAACAAAGGTAAATCCTAATTCGATTAAAGAACAACTTATTTTGTTCTTAAGATGTGATGTTGAAAATCCTGCGTTCGACAGTCAGACTAAGGATTATATGAATACACCATCATCTAAGTTTGGATCTAAATGCGACGTCAGCGATAAATTTATTGAAAAGGTAGCAAAGATGGGTGTTATGGATGCTGCCTTACAATTGACTGAAGTAAAGGAAAATAAAGCAGCAAAGAAAACAGATGGGACTAAGAATAAGTCCGTAAGAGGTATTCCTAAGCTCACCGACGCAAATTTTGCTGGAACTGATAAATCAAAGGATTGTATGCTTATTCTTTGCGAAGGAGATTCAGCTAAGGCCGGCATTCTTTCAGGCTTGTTATCCGAAGACCGTAATATTGTAGGAGTATATCCTTTAAAAGGTAAACTCTTAAATGTTCGCGGAGAACATATAAAGAAAATTGCTGATAATAAAGAGATTACTGAAATCAAGCAAATTCTTGGTCTTGTAACTGGTAAAAAATATTTAAATATTGAAGATATAAATAAGAGTTTACGTTATGGCAAGGTTTTGTTTATGACCGACCAAGATTTAGATGGTAGCCATATTAAAGGACTTTGTATAAATTTGTTTGCTTGTGAATGGCCTACATTGGTAGAAATTCCTGGATTTATTGGATTTATGAATACTCCAATCTTGAAAGCAAAAAAAGGAATTAATGAATTGAATTTCTATAATGACGGAGAATTTGAAGAATGGAAACAACAAAACGATATGAAGGGATGGAATATTAAATATTATAAAGGTTTGGGAACCAGTACTGGTAAAGAATTTAAGGAATATTTTAAAAATAAAAGAGTTGTTGAATTTCAGTTTACTGAAACACATTCTGGAAACGCGATTGACATGGTATTTAACAAGAAACGTTCTGATGACAGAAAGGATTGGTTAAAGCTCTATAACAGAGATGCTTATCTAAATACTAGTAAAACAACTATTCCTTATGAAGAATTTATCAATCGCGAGTTAATCCATTTCTCAAAATATGATTGTGATAGAAGCATTCCTAACTTAATGGATGGTCTTAAGATTTCACAAAGAAAAATTATGTTTGCGGCATTTAAGCGAAACTTAACGTCTGAAATTAAGGTCGCACAATTCTCTGGATATGTTTCCGAGCATTCTGGATACCATCACGGCGAAGTAAGTTTAAATGGAGCTATTGTTGGAATGGCACAAAATTTTGTTGGTTCAAATAATATTAACTTGTTAGTTCCTAACGGACAATTTGGTACCAGATTACAAGGTGGTAAAGATAGCGCATCTGAAAGATATATATTTACATTACTTAATAAAATTACTAAAACAATATTTCCTCAAGAAGATGGACCTATTCTTGAATATTTAAACGACGATGGATTATCAGTTGAACCAGTTTATTATGCTCCAATTATTCCTATGATTCTAGTCAACGGTTCTAAGGGAATTGGCACGGGGTTTAGTACTGATGTTATGTGTTATAATCCTCTACAAATTATTAAATATATTCAAAATAAGTTAAAATATATTGAAGATGAGGTCGAATTCCTGCCATATTACGAAGGGTTCAAGGGTGATATTACTAAAATTAGCGATGATAAATTCTTAATTAAAGGCAAGTATGAAAAGGTAGCACAAGATAAAATTATAGTATCTGAATTACCAGTTGGTTATTGGACAGAAGATTTTAAGGAACTTCTTGAATACTGGTGCAATCCAGGTGAAGATAAAAATAAAAATAAGATTCAACCAATTATTAAAGATTATCAAGAATTATGGACTGACACTAATGTATTATGTGAAATTACATTTATTAAAGGAACTCTAGAAAAACTAGAAAACACAAAGGGGGATTATGGATGTAATGGGTTGGAAAAAATATTAAAATTATATACTACAAATACTACTACAAATATGCATCTATTTAATTCTGATGATACACTTCAAAGATATGATAAAGTTACTGATATTATTGATGCTTATTATGATGTAAGACTTCAGTTGTATCAAACTAGAAAAGAATGTATGATTCAAAGCTTAGAACGCGAATTATTGTTGCTTAGTAATAAGGCTAAATATGTCAAAGAAAATTTAGATGGAACCATCGATTTGCGTAAAAAGAAGAAGGAACAGGTTGTAGAAATGTTACAAATTAAGGGATATAATATTATTGACGATGATGGAGATTATAAATATCTAGTAAAGATGCCGATGGACTCTGTAACTGAAGAAAATGTAGAGCGACTTTACAAGGAACACCGAAATAAAGAAATTGATTTGGATACTATTAAATCTACAAGTATCAATAATATGTGGATTAGTGAATTGGACAATTTATCCCATCAATATATTGCTTACAAAGAAGAACGGACTAAATTAATAAATGGCGAAGATACAAAGTCAAAGAAGAAAATAGTTGCAAAGGATACCGCTAAAAAATTGGTAAAAAAACAAACAATAGTAGTGGAAGATGAGTAAAATATATTAGATAAAATATATATTAGAAATAGAAATTTTAACAATAATTATATAATTTTTTTACATAATTATGCGTTGTATGCTTTAAAACCAAGATTTAAATTCTATTGTTCTATCTTTATTTGATGCTTGAACGGGATGAGCAATAGGAACAACCAACGTGCTTACGTCATCCATATATTTCATGTAACCTTGGGCTTCACTATAGATTTGTTGAATGCAATAATTTAAAACTATTTTATTAAGCTCCGTTATTTGCTGAGAAATATTATTGGGTTGATTCCCTGAATGTTGTAAAAATACACTTCTCATAACAATTTTAAGCGAATCACAGTCTTGGGCGCCAATCATATATTGACCATTTGAGCGTTTATAAATACCCGCTCTTATACCATTTTGTAATATTTGTATATTTTGTAGAGAGAAGAATGCTTGCGACAGAGGGGTCGCATCCCACAACCCTTCTGTCGCATTTCTATATGTTACACATTGATTTGCTGGAATTTTATCATACATTTTAAATAAGGCTGAAGTATTCGGAGATTTAATATCTATACGTCCATTATTTTTATTCATTTATATAAAATAAGTAGATAGAAAAATTATATCATTTAATTTATATGGACGGCTTTCAAAAAATTGTTTTATTTGGTGCTATATTTATATTAATACTTGCTTTAGTATTTATTGGGGTTTCTCTTACAAGTGCGAAAGACTATCAATGGCCGCCAATGACTCCTGAATGTCCTGACTATTGGTCAATTGATGGTTCTGGAAATAATGCAACATGTATTAATATGAAGGATTTAGGAACTTGTCAACCACAGAGTGGAGATAAACATTTAAGAATGAATTTTAATACTCCTGTTTTTACAGGAGCTAATGGTTTATGTGCTAAATATAATTGGGCTAACAAATGCGATATTTCTTGGGATGGAATAAATTATGGGGTTAATAACCCGTGTCAAACAACTACATAATTAATTGTATAATGAGATCTATAATTTTATAAATAAAATTAATTATATTATTAAATTTTATTTATAATTAATAAACTACCTCACGATATTATTAGTGAAATAATTCTTTTACACTCAAATATAAAAGAAATATAATTGTGTGTAAAAGAATTAGAGAGAAGCGGAACGATTGGATATAATAATAAAGTATTCAGTAATTACATATTTTTGATTTACATACAATTCTTATAAATGTCTAAATATTAATAGAATCGTTATCAAAACCTGATTTATGCGGAAATCTACATAAAAGAATGTTATTAAATATATAAAATGGAACAGTTCAATATAAACAATATCCTTAATAGAGAAGAACAAGAGAATTATATTAAATCAATACTGAGGGATTTTCAAAATAACAATAATAATTTATTATTTAAAAAGGGCATTTATATTTATGGAGACCCTGGCACAGGTAAAACTACATTTATTACTAATATTCTTAAAGACCTTAATTATGATATAATTAAATATGACGCAGGAGATATTAGAAATACTTCCGTGATTGAAGATATTACTAAACACAATATGTCTGATACAAATATTATGAGCTTATTTAATAAGAATGTTAAAAAAATTGCCATTATTATGGATGAAATTGATGGTATGAATAATGGTGATAAAGGAGGGATAAACTCCCTTATTAAACTTATAAGGCCCAAAAAAACTAAAAAACAAAAATTAGAAGAAGTTACTATGAACCCTATTATATGCATTGGTAATTATCGTGTTGATAAGAAAATTAAGGAATTAATGAAAGTTTGTAATACAATTGAATTAAAAACACCCAATCAATCGCAAATATTGGATCTTTGTAATAAATTATTACTTGATATCAATAATGATATTAAATATAAAATCATTTCATATACACAAGGAGATTTGAGAAAACTTAATAGCATTTATAATTTATACAAAAATAAACCACTATGTTTTACATTAGAAATCATTGATAATATTTTTCAAATAAAATCATATAATGATGATACTAAAAAAATTACAAATAAATTAATCAACCATTATTTTCCTTTAAATGAACATAATAATATTATGAATGAAACTGATAGGACAAGCGTTGGACTATTATGGCACGAAAATATTATAGATGTTATAGAAAAATGTGATAAAAAAAATTCTATACCATTTTATATATCACAACTTGATAACATTTGTTTTGCTGATTATATAGATAGAATTACTTTTCAGAAACAGATTTGGCAATTTAATGAAATGAGTTCATTAATTAAAACTTTTAAAAATAACAAAATGTATCACGACAATTTCAAAAAAACTAATTATAATCCAACCGAAGTTAGATTTACAAAGGTTTTAACTAAATACTCAACCGAATATAATAATTCCCTCTTTATACAAAAATTATGCCAGAAGTTAGGTATGGACAAAAAAGATTTATTTGGATATTTTATCGAACTTAAAAATTCTCATGAAGAGAATGAAATTATTACTTTATTAGACAATTATGATATTAATAAGCTTGAGATTAATCGTATTTATAGATATATAGAAAAATATATAAAAGAAAATGCTTCTGGGACAGCAGATAATGAAATTGATGGCGATGAAGAGGATGATATATTATCTGGATAAGTATTTCATTATTTTATATACGTTGAAATAAATTCGCAATTAACCAACCTGTTTATAATAATAAATATTATATTATATTATTTATTATTCATTATTCATACCAATCTATATATTTTAATTTACTTTACTACAACGGTAGTAAACGTTGGCTTCGTTACCTTAGACAACGTGTTCAATCTTAGATCGCGTTTTTCTTCCCAATCCATCGCACGTTCTGGGTCTACATTGCCATACAAATGTTTTTCATAATGCTGCGGTGATAAATAAAATAAGGTGTTTGAGTTATTCGCACTGGTGCATTCACCAGTTGCGATGGCAACCTTAAAAAACAAATCTTCGTCCTTTGAACCAACCTTATTATCATAATAATGACCTGTCTCTGCGTCCCGAATTCTTCTACCTGTTCCACTAGAGGTGTAAACCTTAATACGTTTTCTCTTAATCGTTCCATCATCGTACTCCACCCTTCTAGTAAGAATATTCAATCCTTTATCTTTATTTCGGGATTCTGCAATATTATGTTTAGAAACACTAATATCACATTCATCATTGTCCATTTGATTGAAATCTTCTTGATACATTTTTACTTGATACTCTTACATCTTAATATATCTTTAAATCATTTTGGGTATAATTGTTACAGTTGCGATGACTTATTTCTTTCAATTTGTGACCTAATAAGATTTCCTATTTTTGTATTTAAGTAACCGACCTGTTCTTTTAATTGATTATTTTCAAATATTAATTGCTGTATCATCATTGTTTGCTCGTTTATCTGTTTTTGCGCGGATTGTGGGTTCATAATTGTATTTATTTTATTTATAGTATCATTATATTCTGAACGTTTTTTTATATATTCTTGGTTTTTGTTCTCTCTATCTATTTTGATTTCCGCAAGCTGTTTATTAACATCTGGTTTATAATCTGATTTTCCGGGTGCATAATTATCCAGTAAAACATCAATATCCTCCATAAAAAATTTTAAGATTTCAGCTTCTTTTACTATATCTTTGGGAGTTAATGGAGTATCGTGTATATTTGGCGCAGGCAACGTCTTTAACAGTTCCTTCTTATCAAACGAATTGTGAGCGTGAGAGAAAACTAAAATCGATTTAGTAGAATCCAACTGAACGAATGGAACCGTCCAATCTTTTAAGAATTTTCTCTCTTCGGCTACAGAGGATTCTTCATCAAATCTTGTTTGATTTAATAATTCTCGTTTAAAAGCGAATGTTGCTGCAGTAGAATGATTTGGCCCATATGGACCAAATTGAAACATCTTGTTAATATGTTTAAAATATATAAACATAGCACTTGAACCCGCACATAAAGCTTTACTTTCTTTAAGACGTTCTACCGCGTGTTTTACCCGTTCTGGTGGATAATAATCGTCATCATCCATGTAAACAATTATATCTCCTACTGCCTTTTCGTTTAAAATATTTCTTTTTTTACCCAGCGTCATCTTTTCATCATATTTAAAATATTTTACCTGCGGAATATGTGCTACTAAATCTTCGATTTTATCTGTTCCATCATCAATAATAATCCATTCCATCTTATCTTTGGGATATGTTTGATGCTGAAAACATTTTATTGCCATTTCAAAAAATGGTCTTCGATTAAAAGTAGGAGTGCAGATACTGACAAATGGTTTTTTTGGCATTTTGACGTTATGTTTTCCCATTAATAATTAAATAACGCAAATTGTTTAAGTTGTAGTATTTATAAGTTAATTATTTATATTTTTGTTAATTTTTTTTAAATCCTTTGTAATACTTCCACCACCTTGTTTTATAAATAAGCTCACAAAGTTATACAGAAACCCGTGTTTTTCTGGTTTGGGTTTTACAAATTCGCACTTATTTGAGGCCTGAATATAGCTTACAACTGGCGTTAAATTGGACTCTTTTATTGGTTTAAATAAATCGATGGCCCATATTCTAGAATAAATTAAACCTAATATTACAATAGAAGGTATACCCGGAATTAAACCAAGCTTTGAATATGCCAATACAACAACACCGACACTAATTAGAGAAACTATCAATACTTTAAAATGTTTGAATGTTTCTTTTATTATTGTTAATGATGTAGCAGTTTTATTATTCATAATACCTTTATACATTAAAGATGTTAAACAACAATAAGATAAAATAACAAATGGTACAAATAATATTAACCCAAACCCAAGTAAATATAAAATAGAAAATAATACAATAAACCCCACACCAAGAGCCCAATTAACTGGACTAGTTATCCCAACGTCTTCCCATTTTGGCAATCCATCCCCTGTATCATTTGTATTTGTTTTTAAAAACCATCCCATATTTGCGAACCATATGTAAAATGTATAACCAAAATTAATTAATAATATTATAACAAACAGACACCATATTATAATTGGACCTAACACCACTAATAATAATTCTGGAAAGGAATTTAACCAATTCATAATAAGATTAATAGCTGAGTAATTGAAAGACATTAATTGTTCTACAATTGATATGAAATAATTTGCTAAAAAGTTAGATGATGATTTATTTTTATAATTTTTAATCATATCAATCACTTTATTTGATGAATTATATGTATCATATGGGAATGCGATTTTCATAGACATTGCGGGAGTTGTAGAACTTGTAGAGATTATGGGACTTGTAAATATATTTGTCTTTATTGTATCCACCGTTGGTTTACTATTTGTATAGGGATAGCATTCATTTTTAGTTGGCAATATATTTGATTGTGCTAATTTACAAACAAATAATATTAAGCCACTACTTGAAAAATATAGCAAGACAACTATAATTAATGAAATTAAAGTTTTTACAAAATTAACTAGATCTGATGCATAATTTGTAGAATTACTTGATGAATTGTCAGTTTTTTTATCATCTATCGCGCTTGTATCGTTGGTTGTGTCTGACATAGCTTATATTAAATTGATATAAAATAATTCGTTAAATTGCAAACATCGTAAAATTTAATATTCAAATAATATATGAAATTTAATTATATTATTTGGATAGTTATTATATTTATTTTATTATATTTAGTTTTTAAGACAATTGACTATTTAGCTAGTGAAGGTTATATTGTAGAATGTTTTACTAATCAAACTGGACAAGAAACGAGTAAAACAAGCCATACTGTTGATTTACCATTAACAACTACATTTAGTTGTAAAAATTTTTGTAGCCCGACATCTAGATGTGCTATAACAGGTCAGCAATGTTTAACCGATATAGATTGTTCTGGTTGTCAACCTTCTTCTCCAACTGATAAAAACACACAAAGATGTATTCCTGGAAATAATGATGCAGGAAATTTAACTGTTGGTGTAACTCCTCAATATTCAATCTTAACAAGCGGGTATGGAACTCAAACTGCTATAATTACCGACCGGTTATATGGCAAGCCATCCCAAGCTAATTTTGGTCTTGATACTTGGAGGGCAACTTTTGATGAAGGCAACAGTTTATTTGCTAAACGATATAATAACAATCCATCACAATATATGCCAAATTATCCGCCAATGTATAGCATAACTGGAGAATTTGTTGGCGATGGACCATTGCCGGCTAATTATTAGTTTTATCAATCACTATTAGTTTTATCAATCACAATTTCTTTTTGTTCCCTTTAATAATTTATTTTAAGTCGCGTATAATAAACTGGCGTTTCCACCTACAAATATCACCATATTTACTCTTTCTTCCATTAAATACATATTATAGTTATAACTATAAATTCTCCAAGTTGGTTTGTTAACACCTACAATATCACCTGTAGTTGGGTCGCAAATTGTCAACACTTGTGCATATGGGTCTGCTGGAGGAGATATTGTTGTACTTTCAAATTGAATATTTGTAAAACGACTCATATTCATCGCTCCAGATGGCTGTAACGAAAAAGGGTCAGTATTTAAACAGAAATTATAGCAATATACACCCGGTGGAGCAAATCCGGCTGTTCTAACATACTTCTCTACAAAGTTATAGACACCCGCCGGTAAAATATTCTCTCTATATTGACCGTCAATTAGTATTCCCAGCCCTACTAAAATTGATTTAATATTTTGCGGGTTGTAGTCTCCGGTTATATATAAACCAGACGAGGTTCCATCTGGGTTTAACCCTGGACCCAAAAACGGATCTCCATCCGGATTTGGATTTGGAACATCGCCTTTCGGGTCGGCAGGTGTTATATTTTGCGGCATATATTCATACGGCCAATTTGTATAGTTAGACCATTGATTTCTTAAATTAACATCACTTCTTTGAAAATAAAACATCCAACTTATTACCATACCCAACGAACCTAAATCTATTCTATTTTGACCTGTTATATTGTAGAATGGCTTCTCGTAAATTTGTTTTATTAAATATTTTTGTTCGTTTTTCGCAAATAACGTTGATTCGTCGTCAGAAAGAAACCCGTACGTGCAATTTAAATTTATATCTACAGCCCAATTTGTTCTTGTATCCACATAAGAGGTTGGTCCTAATTCCTCGTCTGGAGGAGTTTGTAAAAATCTGTATAACTGCATATAATTTTGGTTAAAATTTGGAGCAACTATTGGAAAATTATTTGTATAATCTTGAACATCGCGAATTGTAAACCACTCATTTACAGGTCTAAATGTCACATTTATCCATAACTCGTTATATTGTAAGGCAACTAAAGGAAATGCTTGATAAGATGATAAATTAAACCAAGCACCTAAAGGAACCCACAGCGTTCTGCCCATTATAGACGGTTCAGCTCCCGCAGGACTTGTTGTATAATAAGCATTTGGATAATCCTCTACACGAGGCTCTACATTTGCTGGGTCATTTAATTCAGGCACATTTCCGGTCATTTCGTTAAAAAGTGCTAATTTTTGACTACTAAAATCTCTCTGTGCTGAAGCCAATATATACTGTCCTGAATATTGTTGTAACTGTTGGTTTCCACAATTTATTGTAACTTTTTTAATTATTTCAGGACCTAAATTTTTTATCCATTGAAAATTATATGGGGACCAATCTGAATAACTTGTTGTACCATCTGGGTTTGTATATGCTTGCGGTGGCATAATTGGTGACCAGATATTTGGTAATGTTATGCAAATATAACAGTCCATAAGAAGGTCTCCATATCTATGTATTTTAAATGTAAATGTTGATTCTGCTGTAAGATTAAGTTGTGGGGTACCCGTATAATCTATCCTGAAATTTTGCTTACCATAATTTGTGTATTTTTTATAAGTTGCCTTCCAAAAACTTTTTTGGGGATTACCATT